AAAGACGTCTGGATAACTGAAAGGGGAACAAGTTTTGGTTACAACACTCTTGTCGTTGACTATACTGGTCTTATGTATATGCTCGACAATTATGAACATCCTATTGTTTTTGATTGTACGCACTCTGCCCAAAAACCCGGAGGACAAGGCTCTAGCTCAGGTGGTAATAGGGATTACGTGCCTGGGTTGGCTCGTAGTGGGGCTGCTCTTGGGATTAGAGATTTTTTCTTGGAGGTCCATCCAAACCCTGATGTAGCACCAAGTGATGGTCCTAATATGCTTCGACTAGAAGACTTTGAGGAGGTGGTACGTGACATCGTCAGCTATTCTTATACCCGCTAGATACGGTAGCACACGCTATCCTGGAAAGCCGCTTGCATTGTTAGATGGCGTGCCTATGATACAACGTGTGTATAACGCTTGTATTGCGTCTAACCTACCAACGTATGTGCTTACTGACAATCAAGAAATATATAATCTAATGGGCGCCGGCAAATGCATTATAGATCTAGAAGATTATGAAAACGGCACAGAACGATGTGCTGGCGCTGTGGCAATGCGCACACTTGATGAGTTTGATTACTTTGTTAACGTACAAGGTGACATGCCTGATGTCACAGTAGAGATGATCGAGAAGTGTATCTTTAGTCTTGCTCACTATCCTGTAAGCACAGTGTTTGCAAAGATGTCAGAAGAAGAACAAAACAATCCTAATTCAGTTAAGATGGTACGGGCAGGGGACCAAGCATTATGGTTTGGCAGAGGTATGACAGGCTACGGTGAATGGCACTTAGGAGTATACGGTTATCGTAAGAACGCACTACAATGTTATCCAAACTTGCAAGTTGAAAAAGAAGAACGCATTGAAAAACTTGAACAGTTGCGCTGGCTGAAAAACGGTTGGCAAGTTGGTTGTTTGAGTGTATACTTTAATGGAGTAGAGATTAATTCACCAGAGGACGTTGACACATGGCAGCAGAAAAACTTGCAATAAAAGAAATACTCAGTTGGATTGACAACGGCGAAAGTGAGATTTGGAATCACCTTGACGATGATCATAAAAAGCAAATTAGCTTTTGGTTGTTGAATAGATATGTCAGTGGCGTACAAGGTAGTCGAGAAAAACAAGAACTTGCTGTGTTTAAAACTAATGAATACTATAACAAGAACTTTAATGATATCGGAGTAAGTAAAGACAAAGGTCATCCAAAGCTTTTATGGCAGTTGTTGTGTATGTCTGGTAATACAGGCAAAAATGAATTTCATCCGTGGATTGGATTTAAGAAACGTGACGGAGGGAACAGCAAGGCAATTAAGTTCCTTAGCGATCTGTATCCGCATTTAAAAGAAGATGAGGTAGAAACACTTGCTAGAATATCTACAAAAAAAGAACTCAAACAATTGGCTGAAGAATATGACATCAATGTCAAACTCTGAGAAGCCATACAAGTGTGAATACTGTGGTAGCGGATATGTAAGAGAAAAAACTCTTGCAGCGCATATGTGCGAAAAGAAACGCAGAGCATTGCAGAAAGATGAAAAGCGAGTACGTTTAGGATTTTATGCATTTGGTAGATTTTACAAATTAAGCGCAGGGAATAAAAAAGAAAAAACTTATGAAGAATTTTGCAAATCTCCTTATTACAATGCTTTTGTCAAGTTTGGCAGTTTTGTCAGCAATGTTCGTCCTTTATATCCTGAGAAGTATATTGACTATGTTGTAACCAGCGGAGTAAAACTTGACCACTGGTGTAAAGATGAAATGTATGAAAAGTATGTACTACAGTTTATTCTCAAAGAAGATGTTACAACAGCACTTGAACGTTCAGTACAAACTATGTTAGAATGGGCTACTGAAAATGAACCTGCTCCGTGGAATCACTACTTTCAGCATGTAAGCCTTAATAGAGCAGTGTGGCATATTAAAGATGGTAAACTTAGTCCGTGGCTTATGTTAAATTGTACGAGCGGAAAAGAAATGTTAGGTAAGTTTAATGATGAACAATTAGGTATGGTTTATCATGTAATTAATCCAGAGCACTGGGCTATGCGATTTAAACGCTTACCTAGCGATGTACAGCTAGTTAAAGATGTAGCAAAAGAGAGCAATCTATAATGATTGAAATAGCAATTAGAACTTTATGTTCAACTTATAACGATGCTTTAAGGACAGCTACTGAATTAGACAGAGCTGTTAAAGCACTCGGCGGTTATAGAGAGCAAGTTCTTGATCACAAATCAACATGGGATAATTGGTTTGTTCATGAAGACAAATATTATCTCTTGACTTTGTTTGTATCTAATAGTAAAATTGTATTTGAATCAAGATCCGAAGACGCAAGATACGGATATAAAACAAAAGGCAATCATCCAAGGAAAAGAAATAATGCCTGATATTGATATTGACTTTGCAGACAGAGATATTATATTATCTCAGATTGAACATCGTGTGGCAAAGTTAAACACAGGTAAGAAGCATAACACTGGTGTGTATGCTACAGAGATTCCACATAACCCTGTGGATAACTTATCTACAATCGAACACAAGACAGCAGACGAACGTGGATACTTTAAACTAGACTTTCTTAACGTAAGCATATACAAAGACGTTAGGGACGAAGAACACTTAACAGAATTAATGGAAAGAGAACCACTATGGGAACTATTGGAACACGAAGACTTCAGCGAAAAGGTCTTTCATCTAAACGGACACAGCAGTCTATTGAAACAATTGAAGCCGAACTCGGTAGAACAATTGGCAGCGACACTAGCGATCATTCGTCCGGCGAAGAGGCACCTAAGTGGACACAGTTGGAATTCGATTTTACAAGAAGTGTGGATAAAGCCGACTGACGGTGCATACTACTTTAAGAAAGCTCATGCTGTGTCTTACGCAATGGCGTGTGTAGTACATATGAATTTGTTATGTGAACAGATTAAGTCTTAGGCTTCTTAACTAACTGTACGTTTTTGCGCTTAACTCTTTTTACTGCTAAACTATTTAAGTTAACACACGGTCCTAGGATTACCTTTACGTCTTTAGTATTCATAGTAATAAGAGAATATTTAAAGAACTCCATGTCTTTGCGCATAAAAATATTAATGGGAATCATTCGATTTGATTCCCACCACCAGGCTTCGCCGGCTTCTAGAAAAGAAGTTCTTTCATCAGTAGAACGAAGTGATGTATAAACATACATTGTTGTTACAAACTGATCTTGATTAGCAACGATCCCCACGTATTCGTTGCCGCCATATGTGACAACACTTAAAAATGGAAAATTTTCTTTTATATCTTTTGTTAGCATGCGATTCCGATAAATATAGTTATGCAAATTGTACCTAGATATTTAGTCTCAAATAAATCAGTAGTTGTAGCTAATGAAGCAGGTTTCGTTACGGAGTATAGACCAGTGTATCAAAAACATATTCAAATATACAAAGGCATTGATAATGTCTTAGAATTTAAAGTATTAAACGCAGATCAGAAGCCAATTGACTTAATTGGATATACTCCGATGTTTGTAGCATTTGACGAAACAAACAACATGGTTATAGAACATTCTGGATCTATATTACAAGATAGTACTGCGTTTAAAGGAATATTTTCTGTAACAGTTAGTGATAATGATTTACTTAACATAAAAGAACAATATTTAAAATATAGCATTTATCTAAAAGATTCTAACAACGATTCTGTTATCACATATACAGATACACATTTTGGAATGAACGGAATCATCCATGTAAGTAACGAGGCAATGCCCGGACCTAGAGACACTTTTAACCTAGAAACATTTTTAAAAGTAGCCGAAGACGATCCTTTCTGGACATCAGAAGCACTAAACGCTGGACCAGGTATTAATGGCAATGAAGCATTACACACTGCGGCAGTATATACTGATAGTTACATAGGCGATGTTATAGTTCAAGCAACACTAGATAATCAAGTTACTAATCAAACACAATGGGCTGACGTAGCAACACTAACATTTACAGGACTAGAAACAACTCCTGAACCTGTAAACTTTAATGGTGTGTTTAGTCATTTGAGATTCAAAGCAACTGCAAATCCAGCAGACAAAATAACAAAGATATTAGTCCGAAACTGATTGACAGACTACTACACTGACGCTATAATAATAGTATGAATGTAGTCGCTGAAACAGTTCTAACATATTTGCCCGCAAAGCGTAAGACAACGCCTAGTGGATGGATGTCCTTTAATGCTCAGTGTTGTCACCACAATGGTCACACTGCTGACAATAGAGGACGCGGTGGTATGATTGCTAATCCAGACGGCGGCATTTCTTATCATTGCTTTAACTGTGGATTCAAAGCCAGCTGGCAACCTGGACGTAACTTCTCGCACAAACTGCGTAAACTCCTACAATGGATGGGAGCACCTGACGATGTAATCAACAAGGTGGCACTAGATGTAATGCGAGAGAATGAAGGCGTACAGGCAAAGGAACGAATCCTTCAGCTACCTACATTCAACACAGTTCCGCTACCAGACGATGCAGTTAAGCTAGCCGAACTTACTGAGTTTAATAAGTTTAGCGTAGCAATACTTGAGTACATGGCACAACGTAATCTAAACTTAGATGACACTGATTACTACTGGAGCCCTAGTCTAGGCTATCGTGATAGATTAATAATTCCTTTCTACTTTGAAGGCAGAGTAGTTGGCTGGACAGGACGTAGCATACTAGCAGACAAGAAGCCCAAGTACCTAACAGAAGTGCAGCCGGGCTTTGTGTACGGACTTGATAACCAGACATATGAAAAACAGTTTGCAATAGTATGCGAAGGACAAGTTGATGCTATACACATTGACGGTTGCGCACTAGGCGGCTCAGAGATAAGCGATCAGCAAGCAATGCTGCTCAACAGATTGCAAAAGCAAATTATAGTTGTACCTGACAGAGACCCTGCAGGTAAGAAGCTAGTAGAACGTGCTATTGAACTAGGCTGGAGTGTGAGTTTGCCAGAATGGAGTCAAGAAATTAATGATATAGGCGATTGTGTAGATAAGTATGGTAGACTATATAGTTTATACAGTATTGCTAGTGCTGTTGAAACTAGCCCACTTAAAATTAGATTGAGAGCAAAAAAATGGTTCGTATAAAAAAGATCTGCAAGAAAGTATGGGGATGGCTCAAAACTCCTTATACAATATACAAAGAAAAGAAAGAATTAAATAAACGAATTGAAGAGTTACGTAAAAAAGATCCATTTATCTACAAATGATTACTTGGGGCATATCAGCAAATAGTCACGATGCTGCACTAGCAGTATTTGAAACTAAACGTAAAGGGTTAAGTCCTAACAAATCACTTGAACTAAAGTTTGCAAGCCATAGTGAGAGATTTAGCGGCATTAAAAACGATGCACATTTAAACAAAGAATTAATCGACTATGCACGTCGATGGGGAGAACCTGATGAAGTTATTTGGTACGAAAGACCCTTTAGAAAAACTATTAGACAGCTACGAGCAGGGCAAGGATGGAATTATAACGAAAACAATATTAAGCGTTACCTTAAAAGTTACGGTATCACTGCTCCTATTAAGTATACTGGCCACCATCATAGTCATGCTGCCGCCGGTTATTATACTAGTCCTTTTAGGGACGCTACTGTCGTATGCATTGATAGCATTGGAGAATTTGAAACGCTAACTGTATGGAAAGGCAAAGGCGATAAGTTAAAGAAGATATATAGTCAAGGATATCCGCACAGTGTAGGCTTGTGGTACAGTGCTATGACACAACGTATTGGATTAAAGCCGCAGGAAGACGAATACATACTCATGGGTATGGCAGCATACGGAGACCCGGATAGACTGTACCACGACATCAAATCAGACTTTGTTGAAGTGGGTGATCGAACCCTAGTGAAGTTTAAACAGAATCTACACAGAGGGTGCCGAGACTGGCGACCAGACCTCACCACAGAGCAAGACATGTTTGACATTGCAGCCGGAACCCAGGCAGTATACGAAGACATACTACGGTGGGTACTAGGCAAGGCTGCCCGTATGCTGCCTACTAAAAACCTTGTGCTTATGGGAGGTTGCGCACTAAACTGTAGTGCCAATCATATAGCACATGATTACTTTGATGATGTATGGATCATGCCCAACCCGGGTGACGCAGGCAGTGCTATAGGTGCTGTACTGGCACGATACAATAAACCTATAACATTAGATAATGCTTATTTAGGCTACAACATTGAAGGAGACTATCCAGTTGAAGAAACGATCAGCGAACTTAAGAAGACGGGAATCGTGGGCGTTGCGAATGGCAGGGCGGAGTTTGGCCCTAGGGCTTTTGGTAATAGGAGCCTACTTGCTGATCCCCGTGGTATCAACATCAAAAGCAGAGTCAACGACATCAAGCAACGACAACAGTTTAGACCCTTTGCACCAGTTGTGCTCGCCGAACACTACGATGCAAACTTTGAAGGACATGCCAATAGTTATATGCAGTTTACCTCCCGTTGCAAACATCCAAACTTGTATCCTGCCATCGCCCACGTGGACAATACAAGTAGAGTACAAATTGTTAAAGCAGACGGAAGCGGCATACGACGACTGTTAGAGCGTTGGTTTGAAACTACAGGATGTCCTATGCTACTAAATACCTCGCTTAACATTAAAGGCAAACCAATGGTAAATGACTTGACAGATGCACAAGAGTTTGCTATAATGTATGATATAAAAGTATTCACGAAGGCTAAGAATGACAACTAGACAAAACACAGACTATGGTTACGATATACAAAAAGTGTATCTAGAAATGTTTATGACAGACGCTGAGAGCTTTGTACGCTGTCAGGGCGTGTTTGATCCTAACACATTTGATAGACGTTTAGTAGAGCCAGCTAAGTTTATTAAAACATATGTAGAAGAGCATAACGCTTTGCCTACATTTGATATTGTGAACGCTGCTACAGACACTAGCCTGAAAGACCCTGGACAACTACAAGAGAATCACTATGATTGGTTGTTACAGGACTTTGAAACATTCTCAAAGCACAAAGCACTTGAGGCAGCTATCCTTAAGAGTGCAGACTTACTAGAAAGTGGCGAGTATGGTGCATGTGAGGACTTAGTCAAGCAAGCTGTGCAGATTGGCTTGCAGAAAGATTTAGGTACAGATTACTTTTTGAGTCCACGTGATCGACTAATGGCTATCAAAGACAAGAACGGACAGATTAGTACAGGCTGGCCCACACTGGACAAGAAACTATTTGGTGGCTTTAACAGAGGTGAGCTTAATATCTTTGCAGGCGGTTCTGGTTCAGGCAAGAGTTTGTTCTTGGCTAACATGGGTGTGAATTGGTGCTTGCAAGGACTTAACGTAATGTATCTAACATTCGAGCTTAGTGAGAACTTGGTTAGTATGCGTCTTGACAGTATGGTATCAGACATTCCAAGTCGTGATGTGTTTAAGAGCATTGACGATGTTGAGATGAAAGTTAAGATGATTGGCAAGAAGTCGGGTGCATTTCAAGTCAAGTATATGCCCACAGGCAAGAACGCAAACGATGTACGTGCTTACTTGAAAGAGTATGAAATTAAAACAGGACGCAAAGTAGACGTACTGTTAATTGACTACTTGGATCTTATGCATCCAATTGGACAAAAGATTAGTGCAGAGAACTTGTTTGTCAAAGACAAGTATGTATCGGAAGAGTTACGTAACTTGGCAATGGAACTTAATACTATCTTTGTTACAGCGTCACAGTTGAACAGAAGCTCAGTAGAAGAGATTGAGTTTGATCACAGTATGATCTCAGGTGGTATATCTAAGATTAATACAGCAGACAACTTGATTGGTATCTTTACATCAAGAGCAATGCGTGAACGTGGACGCTACCAGATTCAGCTTATGAAGACACGTTCGAGTAGTGGTGTTGGTATGAAGGTTGATCTAGGCTTTGACGTAGACACATTGCGTATTGTAGACTTAGGTGAGGAAGATGACAATAACTATCAATCAGCAAGCGCAGGTGGATCTAGTATTGTAGCAAACCTAAAACGCAATAATGCAACGCCAGGCAGTACTGGAACAGATGGCAGTAATCCTGAAGATGGCTCGCCTGTTAAAAAAATTAAAGCAGAAACAGATTCATCTAAGTTACGCAGTTTTCTAAATAATCTCGAAGGTTAAACTTCAACAGGAAGTCTTTTAGTTTCTGAATGTTGTAAGAATAGTAAAGGCTTCCAGTCATCTGTAGTTAGTGTATTTGATTCATTTAAACTAGCAGTAAAATTCTTAACACGTTCCCTAGCTTCAATTAAACTCCCAGGTTTTTTCATGCGTTCTAATTCTGTAGATAGACGCTGCTCTCTAATCTTATTTGTCTTTTTACTGTGAGCACAAATAATGTAATAAGGTTTAAATTTTTTTGGATCTGACATAGTATCTCCTTTGTACTATTTAGTGGCTAAATATAAGCAAAGGAATATTTTTATTATGAGCATACCTGTCCGAAGTATAAGATTACAAAAAAGAACTTCAAACAGTCTTGATGTACTTAGCGGTTCGTCAGGTGAAATCTTTTTTGATGCAGATCAAAACACATTAAGAATTTACACAGCTAACCAATCGGACAGCATCGTGTTAGCAGACAGAATGTGGGTACAAGAAAATACGTTTAACGGAAACTTTCAAGACCTTACTAACAAACCTGTTATACCTACAGACTTAAGAGATTTAAGTGATATTGACAATCGGTTGTTTAGCGGTGCTTATGCAGACTTAACTGGTGCACCGGATTTAGAATCACTTAATGTAGACATTAGCACTATTGATAGCGTTGGAGATGTTGATACAACTACTAATCCGTTAGCAGTTGGACAACTTTTAGAATGGGATGGAACAAACTGGGTTAATACTACTATTGCGGGATTTGAAGATACAGATACTACATATGCGTTGAGTAATATTGCAACGGCTAACGGAGCAAACGTAGTACTAACTGATGTAGGCGGCGACACTACAACAACAGAAATTGTTGGCGGCACTAATATAACAGTCGGCATTAACATTAGTGGACAAATAGAAGTATCATCAGCATTGCCAACATTAGGCCAACTAAGTGACACTGTTGTAACAACTCCGGCAGACGGACAGCTATTAGGATACAACAGTGGGCAATGGATTAATGTTGCTGCACCAGTAGCAACGGGCGGCGTAGAATTAACAGATCTCAGTGCAACAAATGATGCAGCAAGCGGAGCCGGATCATTAGCATATGATAGTGCGTTGGGTGTGTTTACTTTTACTCCGCCAGACTTATCAACATATGCAACTACATCTAGTTTTAGTGTTACTACAAATGCAGCAAACGCCGGCGGCAGTTTAAGTTACAGCGCAGGTGTATTCACATTCCGTCCTGCACTAGTAAACAATTTAATTGCACTAACAGACCTAAGTGTAGTTTCAAACGCAGCAAGCGGAACCGGCTCGTTAACATATAGTAACACAACAGGACAGTTTACATTTACTCCGCCAGATTCTGCTGGTGGCGATGTTGTTGACGATACAACACCACAGCTTGGTGGCAATCTAGATTTAAACACAAACGATATTACAGGTGCAGGCGACATTAATATTACCGGCACAATAACTGGCACAAACTTTTCAAGTGGCGCAGTTGGCGCTCCGGTAATTACAAGTGCAAGTACAATTACACTAACAGCACCGGACGGTGTTATTATAGAAAGTGTTAGTAGAATATCTGAACTTATGTCTAATGACGGAACAGCAGTTTCAGGTACCAGAACATTTGATACTAGTATATCGCCTATAGAATATATTACAGGTGCAACTGCTAATATCACAGTTAACTTTACAAACGTACCAACTACAAATGATGTTTCACATTCGTTCTCAGTAGTAATTGACCAGAGTGCTACGGCATTTATTATTAATGCTATTCAAATAGCAGGTGCGGTACAAACAATATTATGGGCAGACGGTTCTGCCCCTAGCGGTACAAACAGCGGAACAGATGTCTTTACGTTTACACTATTAAGAAGATCTTCTGCCTGGACAGTATTAGGAAGTGCAACGAGTTATTCATAATGCCTAGATTAGCCACAGCAACAAGAGACAGTTACAACTATAGAGATCAGTTAGATCGACCAAATCAATTTTACATTGACGGTGTACGTGCAGTACCAAGTGACGGAGCTGGTTTAAATACCGATTATCTTTTGTTCGGCAGCAACAACCCGGGCATGGAAATATCTGCTGTTAGAGATACACCCTATCAAGTTGAAATTTGGTTTAATCCAGACCCAGTGTGTTTTTCATCAGCTGAACATAGACATCTAGTTTATTCTTTTGGTGCCATATCTTCAACTGCTCAAGCAAACCATCGTGCAGTTGTACTAGTTGTAGGACAAAACAGCGGCGGACTTGCAATAGCACAAGTTGGCCGTAGAGATGGAACAGGTGGCGCCAACTGGAGTAGCAGTAATTTTAATGTACCAATAACCCCAGGAGGCTGGCATTATTTTAAAGCTGTATATAACGTTAGCGGCGGTTATACTGCTTGGTTATATGATTATACAGCAGCTACTTGGAGATTGAATAGCTCTAATACCACATACGTTACCGGAACACACGAAGGAATAAACATAGGCAATGTTGTAGGAACTTGGGGCAATGAAATGTTATTTTCAAACGGCGACAGCAAGCCTTTTGTAGGCGGTATTTCTTGTTTTAGGGTTGCTCTTACATCAGATGATGGCGTAAATCCTAACACATCGGGTATTCCTACGTATACACCTGCTAACGTTGGCACAAACGCATTAATTGGATTTATAGGACCTAGCTAATGGAAAGAGAATACACAGTAATAGCAAACACTAGAGAAGACTTACCCGCACTCGAAGCAGAGATTACTGCTAGCAGCGGAGCAGGACCTATCCCCAATCGTTCAGTAGACATTGCTAATCCACGCCCTGGTTCTAAAATACAAACACACTTTATGCTTACTGATGAAGAAGCAGAAGCACTACGCAGTGACCCTAGAGTACGTGCAGTTGAAATACCCCCGGATCAACGTGACGACATTAGTATTGGTTTAAATGCATCTCAGTTTGGTCGCTTCTTTAGAGGAAGTGGACTTAATTCAGAGTATGTCAACTGGGGTCTTAGACGTTGTGTAAGCACTACTAACAACTATTACGACATTGACATTAATTCACGCATAACAGAAGTAGCAGGCCCGTACGAGTACGCTATAGACGGCACAGGCGTAGATGTAGTAATACAAGACTCGGGCATAGATCCAGGACACCCAGACTGGAATGACTACGACGGTGTTAGTCGATTACAACAAATAGATTGGTATACAGAGAGCGGCGTGCCTGGCACACAAAGTGCAGATCACTATAGAGACCTAGACGGACATGGATCACACTGTGCAAGTATAGCAGCAGGATTATTATACGGGTGGGCTAAAGGTGCTCGCATCTACTCACAAAAACTAGCAGGCTTAGAAACACTTAGCGGTTCAGACGGTACAGGTATTGCTATATCAAATGCATTTGACTGTATACGCTTGTGGCACAATGCTAAAACCAACGGACGTCCTACAGTAGTTAACATGAGTTGGGGATACGGAGCCAACGTAACTGGAGATCCAACATCGGGTGTGTACAGAGGTACTGCATGGACGTATGGTGTTGATTATACTACTAGGTCTGCACTACAAGCAGCTACAGGCGTAAGTCAACACTACTTCGGCGGCGGAACATCGCATAGAATACCTGTAAGGGTTACAAGTGTTGACGCTGAAGTAGATGATATGATCACAGATGGCATACACGTTTGTATTGCAGCTGGTAACAATCTACACAAAGCAGACTTGCCTGCAGGTGCTGATTATGATAACACATCAACATTTTCCGGTACATCTAGAACATATCACAGAGGCAGTTCTCCCTACAGCCTAAACGCATTTATGGTAGGCAACATAGACAGTGGATTTCAAAATTCTAGCGGCACAGCGCAAGAAGCAGAATCTCAAGATCAAACCTCAGTGAGTACTACACGTGGTCCAGGTGTAAACATTTTTGCACCAGGCACCAACATCATGGCAGCAACAAGTAGAGACTACGATACGGGGTCGTACACAATTACTGGCTACCCGAGCGACGGCACATTTCCTATCATGAGCATCGGTGGTACAAGCATGGCGAGCCCACAAGTTGCAGGAGTAGTAGCACAACACCTACAGGTATTTCCAAACCTAACTCCTGCACAAATGCAAGCACGTATATTTGCAGACTCAAAAGCAGTACTGTTTACCACAGGCTCAGACACAGACTACGGACGCATCTATGACAGTTTGATGGGAGCACCTAATCGTATGCTGTTCAGCAGATACGGCAAGCAAGCTATTACAACAAACGTCAGTTCAATATTAGGTAGCATAACAGCAACATAAGGAAATTTACAATGGCAAAACAACCAAGTAAGATATATGCAATACACGCATACTCAAAAAGCATAAACACAACCAAGCGTATATTTGACGAGGACAGTCTACGTGCTCCTTATCAGCATACCACTCGAGCACAACTAGCACAGCAGAAAGCAGAAGCGTTTGCAGCTCAGTTGAATCAACAGGGTCACAAAGGCGTAACTGACTGGGTAGGTCGTCCGCAACTGCAAGACTACAAACCAAATGGGTTAACACGAGCTGCACAAATCAAAACTCCTACCCAACGACAACGGGTATACACTAAATAGTACACAGGAGAATATATAATGGCATTATCAGTAACAGTACACGGCTTTCACGTCAAGACAGGAGCCCAAACCACGGGTAGACTAGCAACAGCAGATATTACTCTAGCAGACGGGTTAGATACTGTAGTATATACACTACCTGAGTCACCTACTATGCTTTATGGTATTATATCAATAAGCATCTGCAACAGAGATGTTACAGCAGCAAATCAACTTGCACTTGGCGTAAGTGACAGTGCAGTACCTAAACTGTATGACTTTGTTGAGTGGAACACTACTATTGTGCCACGCGGTGTACTTGAACGCACACAGATTACACTAACTCCTGGACAAAGCATTGTAGTGCGCTGGGGAACAGCACCAACTGAATTAGTTCCTGATCATGAAATACTAGACTATGCAGGTTCGTGGACTGGTAGTGTTACTGGCACAGGTGTAATTGATAGTAGCACTTCTGACCAAGTACAGTTCACACTAGAAGAAACTGACACAGGCAGTCTAACAACAAGTCCATTTGCAGTTGTCGCAGGCAATACCTATCGTGTTGCCCTTAGTTTCTTGTCAACAGAAGTAACGGGCACAAACAGTGCTATAGAACTAGTAACAAACAATGGTGTTGAAGATGTGTCAGTGATTACACTAGCACTAGAAGACAGAAACAGAATCGATGACTATCGTACATACACAGCAGACCTAGCCATTGACAACGCCACTGACTTTACAGACTCAATCACACAGTTTACAGTGAATCTAGCAGACGTCGAAGCTACTATAGATAGAATCAGCCTCATCCAGATAGCCTAACAAGCGCGAAGCGCCTGCGCCAGAAAAGCCGCGAAGCGGTAAACGCTTTTTAAAAAATTTAGCGTTTACCATGCGCAAATTCTTAGACTACAGTTTTTTAAATTTCTTAACGCACATCTAAGCGTACAAACACAAGAATGTACACACGCATGTGTATTAAACCTAGACCTACGCTGTATGACGCTTATATCACGCGACAGACACCACAAATCTACTATCATTACTAAGTGCTAACTGTGCTAGCATACAATGTGCTGAATTTGTAAACTCTAAACAATTATAACTAGGCTGAGTTGACTCTATACGATTGCGTACAAACAAATCAATTGATAGGGCAAACACTAGAGCGTCTATAGCCTGATGATTGGTAATAGTACCAAAGTTGAATTTGAGTGTGTGCGCATGACTGTCCATACAGTATTTAACAGTAGACTCACAGTACTTGTACAGTACTCGGACCGAACACTTGCATATACACTACAGTAGAGCATACGTATAAAGAGCTAAAGCTCTACAGCTCGTTTGCACTCACTGTGTGTGCTTGCGCAAAAGGGGTTCTAGTAGAGTAAAAAAATTGTGCGCAAAAAATTTTGAACCGTGATTCTATACTAGAGCGAAGTTTTGTATACAGTGAGAGAAGAGTGAATCACCCTTAAAGGGTTTTGTGTGACAGAAATTTTGCGCTACGGTTTCATTAAGGCCACTACTTGTGCTTTTGGGTAGGCCGTTTTTACACCCCCCACCCCAAGAAAATATTTTATTTTTTTTATTTTTTTTTATTTTTGAATAAGAAAAAGGATTATGTTTCCATAATCCCTTCTCCGTTCTCTAGTACTACTCTAGGATAGTCTGTTACCTTACGTAACTCAACAGCGTCCTAGTGCGCTATGCTGTA